AGCAGCATGTTTAGAATAATTAAAAGTAAACGAATCAGTGTTATTGTACGATAGCGGTGTTGCAAAATCAATGCTAACTTTTGAAGACCATTTGTAAAAATTTGTCATTAGAGAAGCATTAAATTCTTCTCTGCTATAATCTGATTTTCTTGAATACGCAGGAATTACATCTGCAATATCAAATAAAGACGAATCGTACTTTACTTTTATGTTATTATAAATTCTTTTTTCTAATTCTAATAGTAATAAATCTCGATAATCATTATACGCTAATGTTAAACTTCCGTCATGACCTTGAATCATATTTTTAGGAATACGTAACGTGGTATCTAAAAATATCTTTGGTTCGTATTTTGGCCACATGCCTAATTTAGTTGGTGTTTCAGGTATAAGGCACCCGTCGGTACTTTCGTATTCATAAACTGTTATTGTATCACCGGCTATTAGATCTGCGGTTACATATACAAACCCTTGATCAGTAAACACATACTCTTTACCATGCAATAATTGTGTACCGTTTAAATATACACCTATTGCACTTGCTGATAACGTTGCCAAAGAAAACACTTGTGATAAAGAAAATAAGTTATCTTCAGGTGCAGCTACTAAAAATTCTGTTTGAACAGTTGACCCATACGGAACCATGTCACTAAAATAATATGCCGAAGTGTTTGGAGAATCTTTATTAATATGTCGTAAAATTAAATTTACATGAGTAAACTCATCTGCATCAACACCTAACGATTCTGCAACAAACATAAATGTCTTTTTAAATTTGCTATAGTCATCTCTAGATTGATCAATTGCACGAATTATGTTATTTGTATCTGAGGTAATGTGATACATTGATAGACTTGCAGGGCCGCTATGTTGCACAAATTTTGTTCCATATTGTGAAACTGGGCCTAAGTCTCTTAAATTACTTACTCCAGGAAATTTTCCAAAAAAACCTAAGTTATGAACATTATCAACAATAGTGCCTACATGATCAATTACTTCACCTAACGTAAATTCTGATAATACCCCATTTAATGGATTACTTTGTAAATTAATCGGAATTTCAAAATACCCGTTATTGTTGATTGAAAGATTTGTATAAACTTTAATCATTATTGAATCAGTTAACTTTACATTAGTGTTAAAAATTATTTGATGATAATTTAGATATCGATTAGTTGAGGTTATTGATTTAAATACCCAATTATCAGATCGTACATTATTAACATATACTCGAACATCAATTTCTGAAAGATTTGGCAAATAATCAAAAATGTCAATATCAAAATTATTAACTTTATCTGAATTTTTATACAACCTAATTGCCGCTTGTGTATTCGTAACTTCGCCAGTTTTCCACCCGTTAACATATGACATTGTTCCAACAGAATCGTACGTAATTAAAAATCCAGTGTCAACCTGTTTACTAATAATTTTTTCATTTTCTTCATAATTAAACGTATCAGTTACTAAAGAAAAGTTAAAAACAATGTCGCCAATATTATTAATATTTTTATATGATAATGCAAACCCTAAATTTTTATCAACTACTGATGTAGAACCAATCTTATAAGAAAATATAGAAGTTCCAAAGAATGTAGTACCTGGGTATACTGATGAATCTCCAAAACTATATTCATTTTCGTCAACTAAATCAAATAATGGAGGCTGGTTTGCTTTAGTTTTTTGTTGGCATAATTGCCACTTTACCCCGTTAAACCAATACATCTGTCCTTGTGAAACAGTCCCGTATTGTATTAGCGCAACTTGATTGTATATTGGCTTTGCTACTTCAACTAATCGAATTTGATTACTATTAACAACACTAAAAATATTAGTAATTAACCCACTTATTGGTTTATTGCCACCTATTATGTTATATTCAATACTTGTTGAATCGATTATTGCAGAAACTCTTGCAGATCCCAAACTGCCCGCTATTCCGCCGCCTAACTTTCCAGTATTATCTGTTACAGAAATTAGTGTTCCTACATTTAACCCAGCAGTTGAATTCATTCCGGTAATTTTAGCAGTCCATCCGGTATTAGTTGCAATGATTGATTCAATTTTTCCTTTACTACTAATTTTTTGCAAACTATTTTCGTGTAATACATCAATAAATTCAACCCGATATATGTTGTTTGTTACTCGATTATCTAAGTCTGCTGTAAAGATAATATGCTGGCCGTTTTTAAGATCAACACCGTCAACATTGTAACCAAATGCGCCTTCTACTATTGAAAACGCATCAACTGTAACAGTATCAATAACAGAAATATCAATAATAGATTTATTTCCAAAATTAAATAATTTTAAGTTCTTCTCAAACTCAATAATTGGTCTTGCTGCACGCATTGAATGATTATACGACGGATGTATACCATTTCTTAACGCACTTTTTTCAATAACATCTTTATGAATCCATTTGTTATTTCTACTCCAAAAATTCTTATCAGCAGATGCACGATTGATTACAATGTAATCAGGGTTAGTAACATATGAAATTGAGTCACTAAACGGAGTAGTGTCAAATAGCGTTGTATCAAATAACATTGACGAGGTATTAGTATATGCAGTAATAATTTGTAAATCATTTTCATGTATTAACTGAATTGATTCACCAACACCTTCAACATAATATCTGCCAGTAGAATATTTTTTAGGAAAGACATTTCCAGCAAATTGCACCTTCATACCGTTGCTTAACGCAAACGGAATTGTTGTACTATCAAGCAACTCTATTGTCCCATAACTATACGTTTTCTTTCCAATAATCTCGGCTTCTACGTTAATATAACCAGTATCACTTAAATCTAAGATATTAAACACCCCTCCCATATCAATATCATTTTCACTCACGTAGGCTAATTCGTCAGGTGCATTAGCCGGAACTGTAAATGTTATTGTGCCAGATTCAATTGCATTATTAAGTAATAACGGCGATATGTATCGATCTAACGGGCCTGTAGTACGTGATGTTTTAATGCTAAATGGGTTTCCGATACTGTTAATTACAAATTTATATTGATACCCGCGGTATAGTGTAATTACCGGATTTCTAGTCATGCTATCAGATGAAAAAATATAAGAACTTCCGTACTCTGTTGTTTCAATGTTTACTGTGTAAGTACTAGTAATTTCTATCTTTGATGTATTTTGTATAGTAATCGTGTCAGGACCATGAGGCATCCAATAGTAATTTTGAAAGTTAACAACCTTATCCCAGTTAATATGAGGATCCCAACTGTAAAATTCTTGTTTGTTTAACCTAGAATGGTTTGAAACATTAGCACCAAACACCCGTAATTGATTAATATAATCTTGATAATCTTTTAAAAACACATGATTATTCATATCATCTTCAATTACTAACCCTGGTTCAAGTTGGTAATTTTGACGATTCCGTGTTGGTGCTTCAACAAATATATCATCAGACGAAGTAGCTTTTGAATATTGTCTTCCAATGTATCCACTAACTTTTTTTACAGCCCCTGGTTGAGTAAGTTGATTTATTGTTGAATGTAAGAACTTTTTATTTGTGTCGGTTCTATAAATTCGCGGTAAAAAAGATGCAGCTGTAGCTTCATCACTTGTATCAATTGCTGTTATTCTAGGTATGCTGTTAGCCATTAGTTACTCCCATAAGCTGAACTTGTTATAAACTGGCGATTTATTGTGTTGTTTTCAGTGATTAAATTTGATGATTTAATATTTGATGCAGTAATACCTGATATAATTTCAATATCATTAACAGTTGCACCATTAATTAAAATTTCATTCATAGTTGATTTTATTTCATATAATCCACCAAAATTAATACTATTATGTTTTGGAACAATAACAAAATTAGATATTTTTGGCGCAACTGTAGTAGTTACATAAGTTGCTAATTCTGTAAAAAAGAATGTATCTCCAAAATCCCAATTATCTAACACAAAAAAATCATTAATTGCTGCAATTACTTGAGATTTAATATCGTTATCTGAAATTACCTGACCTGGTGTTTTTGTAATCTTAAACGTTGCTTGTAACTCAGACGATGCAGTAGAACCAAATAATATTTTATAATTTACTGGATGATATATTATTTCATCTGAAATTGATTTAATTAAATTTAACGACGGTGCTACTATGTTATATAATTCGTCAGAACTAGGAGGCAACGGTTTGTCAAGTATTGCACCGCGTACCCATTGTCTGTAATAGGTGTCATACGATTTAGTTAAAATATACACATCAATAATATTACTTGCACCTGGATCAATTCTAGAATCATATTTTGCATTATGTGTATATTGGAATTTTAATCCCGATCTACCCAAATATACTTTATAATCCATTGATGCTTCTAATATTCCAGTGAACGACGCTTTCTTTACAGTATTTGTATCTATAAAATAATAGTATTTTCCAGGTTGTATATTATAACTTTCGGTTGAACGAACAAAATTTAAAATAGTCCCGTCGTTTTTAATAAATTTATAATCTTCTTGTCCTTGAGAAATTAAATATTTTTCTTGTATAATATAAGTGTTTGTTGAAACAATTTGTGTAAACACGTCCGGATCATCAACAACTCCATTATTGTCACTATCAGCAAACGATATTACAATCTTCTTATTGTCAACATACCCATCTAGCCCAATATACTCAGACACAATGTCCCATGAAAAATCAGTAGTATATGATTTTGTATTAGTATTAGTATTAATACTTAAAATTTTAATCTTATCGCGGACTGAAGAATTAGATACACTGTTGTATACTGTTTGAGTTTTATCATAGAAAAATCTTAACTGTGTATTACTTTCAAAAACATATCTAGTTTCACGACTAGATACTGTATATGTTTCATTATCTGTTGTAAACAACATCATCCAACTAGAATCTTGCTGTTTATTTGTAATATCACCTTGCAACAAAATATTAAATGCATTTGAATAATTTAAATTTGATTCTCGAATAATTTGCCACTGTTGTAATGATGTATTATAGCTTAACCCAAATTCTTTATTTTCAAATATTAAATCAGTCATTGTAGTAATAATTGAAGTTTCTAATATTGATCTAAATTGAGGAATAATTTGGATAACAGTTGCTCCGGCGGGAACATTAACATTTAATACAATACTGTTTAAATCAAGTCCATCGTTTGAAACTGATACTACTGCAGCCCATAAATAGGTTGTAGCACCAAAGTGATTTGTAATTTCGTCATTAACTCCTAATGTTTCTAATTTATTTTGATTAGTTGTATCAAAATACTGATTAGCCGGACTTACAAATTTAATCAACGCACCGGTTTTAATATAATACAGCATTAATCCAGTATCTGTTGTTGGTCCAACTTTAAGAACCTCGCCAGATAATGACCCTAATTTAATACAACCAGATGTGTCTATATTTGAAGACCACACATAATTAGCATCAGCAGTTTGAAACTTAGAGGTGTAATGTGAATAATAAAAATTTCTTAACTCATCTTTCTTAAGAATTTTATTAATAACATTTGCAATCACTCCCTGAATGTCAGTCTTGCTAATATATGTAAATTTTTCAGTTGATTGGTAATCTTCAGTGTAAATTACTCCATCGTCTGCAAATAAATTTGTTGAACTATATTTTCCTGTTGGATCAACTAGGTCAAAATACCGACTAATCCCGCTAGACGACCGATTAACTGCTTTAACTTTTAAAATTTGTTGACTAACACTTAACGGTGCGACGTTATAATCTTCACCGGTTATCATTCTATTTTGAGTATAATAAGTAGCAGGTGCATTTGCTTTGATATTTGCATTTGTTTCTGTAGCTTCAGCTGTGCTAATAGTAGTTTCTAATGATAAAGATACTGTTAAGGTTTCTTGTTGACCATAATTTGACAAGTACGGAATAGAAAGAGTTATATTTCTAAGGTCTTTTGGATTAACTATATAAGAAATGCCATTGCTAGTGCGATAATAAATTTTAAATGTACCTAATGGTTTATTACCAAATGTGCCGTCACTAAAATTTAAACTTACTGCATCACCTGCACGAGTTGTTACACTATAAATGTTTCTAATACTTTTGTTAACACTATTATAGATAATGTTGTTGCCTTCAACATTTGAAACTTTTGTCCATTCTTCAGTTTCTAATCCTTTTTTATCTAATCTATACAACCACAAATCAGTGTTATTAATACCAGTTGTACCAACATCTACAATTTCATTGCTTCTTGGTTGCGTAATTGTAAACTGAGCATTTGCTATTGTTCCTTGTGTAAAGTTTAAAAAGAAACCAGATCCGGCACTACCGTATCCTTGTCCGTTATTTCTAAATACACATGATAACTTACGACCTGCTTTAGGTGTTTCTTCATATATGTAATTCTGTCCAGTAAACGTTGTACTAGTAACTTCAAAATTCATAGTTCTACCAGCAACTGTTTTTGTAAACGAATACACTGGAATATCGTTTGAGTTAGTTTCCATTGTATATTTTTCAGTTAAGATACCATAAATTGTAGCTTTATCAGATGGGTTACCAAATTGTTGGTTTACTGACATTGACGCATTCATAACTTTAATAAACTGATCGTACCAGTTAGAATTTGACGGATCATTCCATGTTATTACTTGTCCGGCCATATTTCGCCCGTTACTATCAATAACAGTTTGCGTAGTCTGAATTGAACTAAATTTTAATAAACCAGTTGCCGGTATGTTTCTTTTTGCATTGTAACTAATTAACCTTGCTAACCGTAATACACTATCTCGGCGTTCTGCTAACTCAAAGAAATTTTCACGAGCATTTAAGTCAACTCGAAACGAAATACTTTGTCCTAAAAATGCAATTACATCTAATAATGCTAGATACTCTGAACTTTCTATATAATCATTAAAATCTTCTGGATAATTTTGACGAATATAATCAACCATTGTACGTCTTAAATTCTCAAAATCATAACTTTGAAAATCTGCATTTTTAAAAGATTGGTATACTTTTTTCCAATCTTCGGCTACTAATAATCTGTTTTGTCTGTCGGTTGCGCTCATGTTGTTGTCCTAATAATGATATTTATTGAAAAAATTAACCACGCTGTTATTATGCTATGCCGTTCTCTTGATCAAACCGCAGTGTTATCTGTTCCGAAACTCTATAAGGATTATACGCTAACGTAAACGCAATCTCTATACCACTTTCGTATGTTGTTATTGAAGTATCAGAGATTGATACCCGTGGGTCATAGTTAATAATCGAAGTTACATCTTGCTCAATCAAAGATTTTACATCAGCCGTTAACGGTTCGAATAGCAGATCCCATATAATTGTACCAAACCTTGGTTGCATTAATCTTTCACCTTGTCTAATATGGAAGTGATTTAAGATATCTTGTTTAATCAGGTCGAAATCATACAAACTAAAATGTTCTGCATTACTGTGTATTGTACTAAAACCTCGATACGTTTTAGGAGCTACTAATTCAGGTTTAGTTGGTATTGCAGGTAACAAAATCCTATCGTATACTACTGAGCTCATTTTTTCTTCTCCGGTGGTTTAACTTTATTAAAAGTATCAGTTGTAGTTGTATATTTTTTAAACATTGCAGGTACTACAGGTTTAGGTGGTGGTGCTACTACAGATTTAGTTTTAGCCGGTGTAACTAACGTTGGATCTAAATTCTCATGCCCTGCCCATGGTTCTTTAGTAGGTACTCTATTTGTTTTTGGTGCAACTGCTGCAGCCGGACCATTCATATGAATCTGTGGAGCAGTTTCTATAATGTTGCCACCTGCTTTTGTTTCATTAGTTCCGCTTGACGTTTCTAATATCTTTCCCGTTGCATTAGTGCTAACGTTACCTGCAATTGTAGTAAAATTAATATCTCTACCAGCAGTAAAGTTTATATCCTGCTCAGAATGCATGCTAATACTATCTTTAGAATACACGTCTATCTTGCCATTTGCAGTCATTTCAATCCAAGAATTGCCGCTGCCATGTGAAATGTAAATTAAATCTTCACTGTTATGTAATAAAATTTGATGTCCGGTTCTAGTCCTAATTCGAACTAATTCGTTATGCGGCATGGTATGATCTTTTGCAGTTTTACCCTGTTCAACAGGAATGTACGTAGGTCCTGCTTCTGATGGTTTCTTTTCTCTAACAAACTTGTCATCACCGTCGTCCATAACAAAAGTTGAACCACCTAACCTGCTTACATACGCATTCTTAATTGCATGCTCTTTCTTTCCAATAGTACCTTGTTTTGCACCATTTTGCTTATCAATTGGGCCAGGTGTTGATATTCCAAATACCATACTAGGAGTTTCTCGTCTAGCACTACTAGTTGTTATGCCTCGAGTATCGTCTTTGTCTAACCCGCTTGTTACTAAAACTGCAGCAAACGGATGTACTGGTTTTTTAAATTTAGTTGGGTCAGATGTTTCTTTATTGATCTGTTTATTATATTCTGCAACTGGTACCCTAGAACCGTTCTTAATAGTATTTTTGTACTTTTCTTCAATAATAGTATTTTCAGTACTTGCTATGCCCGGCGTCATAAAATTCATGTTTTCATCTTGTACGCAGCCAATCCAAAAACCACGTTTTGGATCGCCATCAATAAAAATAACAACTACTGTACAACCTGGATCTGGTGGAACCATCCACATTCCGTAACTCTTCTGTGTGTTGTTATAATTATTTGGATCTGTTCCAACCTGTTCAACACCAGTTGCACCGCAAAACGGACTTAGGTATTTTACTTGATGCAATTGCCCTTCTGAATGATCGTTACCTGATGCTCTTAATAATTCAACTTCTAACCCTCCCATATATGTTGGGTCTAAATGACTAATAACTTTTGCAAGGAACGGTCCTGGGGTAGAAGCCGGTTCTGATCCTCCTTCCCTCTCTCTTATTTT